AGAGCGACAGGTTGCCCAAGCAAAAACAAACAAAGACGGACTCGAAGGCTATTCAAACGGCGCCAAAGACCAATCATCCTTGGAGCCACAAACTTATTCTTTGACAACACCAGGAGGCCACGCGCTCATTTTCCAGGATGACCCCACGGGAGCTCGGGCGAGATTAAAAACCGCAGATGGGAATCAAATCATTCTTGATGATGTCAACGAGAGAATTTATATTAGTACTGCTCACGGAAAATCTTGGTTTGAAATGGATAAGGATGGGCATGTTCATGTTTACGGAGCATCCTCAATAAGCATGCGTGCGGGCAAAGATTTCAACATTGCTGCTGATGGGAACATCAATATGGAAGCGATGGGCGACATCAATCTTAAAGCTGGAGGAAATACAAACACTACTTCTGGCGGTGATTTGAATGCTGCTTCAGTAGGTTCTACGTCAATTTCTTCATGCGATAATGTAAATATCTCCAGCGAGAAAAAGGTAATGGTCACTGCGACTTCTGATTTGCATTTATTGGCGCAACAGTCGTTAAAATTAACTGCCCGATCTGGAGCAGATTTTAGCGGCGGGGCATACATTTATGCTACGGCTTCAGCGATTCATTTGAATGGTCCCGCTGCAAGTGCTGCTGATTCTGCAAAATGTGCAGCTCAAGCTTCTGGCCCAGTAATTATTCCTTCGCATGAACCATGGGTTAGACCTGAATCCCAAGACTCTCGCGGACCGAATTGGAAACCTTGATTAGGGAAACAACATGACACGTGCTTTATACAAGGGATTTTCTACAGCAAATTGGAGAAAATCTCGTTCATTACAAGTTAACAACATTGATTTGGTTAAAATTGATCTACTCGCTCACATTTATACAGAACGCGGCGAACGAGTCATGATGCCAGGTTTCGGAACGAGAATCCCAGCATTAGCGTTTGAACCCAATGATGAAAACACTCGTAGAATTGTCGAGGAAGACTTAACAGAAGTGTTTAATTACGATCCGCGCGTTAGGTTAATTTCCCTTAACGTGCTGTCGTTGCCCGATAACAACGCCATTGTTGCAATTGCAGATCTCCTTTATATTGAATTCGATGTTCGCGATAACCTGCGCATTGAAGTTGCCACACAATAAAGTTCTTCACGCTATAGAACGTTTAGCTTTGCTGTCATAAATAACAAAAACACAATGGGACCACAATGACTATCAAGAACACTTACGCAAGCGAAGCTTGGGATAAAGCATATAACGCATTCCAACAAATAAATTTTACTGCTTATGACTATGACACTATTAAAGAGTCACTGATACAGCACCTTAAGGTATATCACCCAGAAGACTTTAATGATTTTATTGAATCTTCGTCTCTAATTGCTATTTTGGAACTTTTTGCTTATATCGGCGAACAGCTTGCATATCGTGTTGATGCCAATGCACATGAAAACTTTATTTCAACCGCGCAGAGAAAACAGTCAATCTTACGTCTTGCCCGCCTTGTATCTTATAAGGCGTCAAGAAATATTCCCGCGCGAGGTTTGGCAAAAATCGAATCGATCAGGACCTCAGAAACCGTATTTGATTCACTCGGAAATAACTTAGCTAATCTAGTTATAAACTGGAACGATTCTAACAACGTGAACTGGAAGGAACAGTTTTTCCTTGTACTAGGTCGTGTTTTGACTTCTAAGTTTGGACAGCCTGTTAAGGCCAACCAAATCGGCGACGTTGCGATGAATCTATACACCCTGAACAATCAATTAAGTTCTTTCAGAAACGGCGTCTATGCCTTCTCCGCTTCTGGTGCCAACGAGCAAGTTCAAATGGAAGCGGTTCCTGCGGACATTGATGAAAATGGCCCAAGCGAAAGGGGACCAGACCTAAATGCGCAATTCAACATCATTTATGCAAGCGATGGAAAAGGCGATGGCTCAGATTATACTGGCTTCTTGCTATTTTTGAAACAGGGTACACTCTTACGAACCGACTATCGTATTACTGAACCTACTGCTAACCGCAGACTTGAACTTGACGCCATCAACGTTAATGACACAGACGTATGGGTATATGGCGTAGACGAAAATGATACCATTACTGATGTATGGCATAAAGTCGATACGCTAAATGAGCAGAATCTGCAGTTCAATGATGTCAAAAAACGCAAAAAATATGAGATCGAAACTTTAGAGAATGATAGAGTTGCTTTCTTATTTGGTGACGGGAATTTTAGCGATTCTCCAGTTGGACGGTTCCAGCTATGGACCCGGGTTTCTGCAAATCAAACCGTTAACATTCCAAAAAACCGCATTTCGGGTCAACCGCTTTCATTCACCTACCTAAATGCACAACGTAATTCTCACAACTGTGACATTACATTCTCTTTGACTGCAGCAATGCAGAACAATTCTGCATCTGAAACCATAGAGCAGATTAGACAGTCTGCGCCAGCCTCATATTCTGCCCAAAATCGGATGGTAAACGGCCAAGATTACAACACTTATATGCTAAAGGACCCGTCGGTCCTAAGGCTTAAAACTATTAACCGCACATTTGCAGGCCAGCCCAAGTATATCGAGTGGAACGATGCTTCGCGAAAATACGAAAATGTCAAATTGTTCGGCGACGATCTGACATTATTTTCCGATATTTCTGTTGACATGATTGAAACACGCGCAGCGCCGAGAACGCTCATTGACAGCACAATAGAACCACTACTTCAGACAAATGGAGTATTCAATAGTATAGTTCACGCAATGGCGACTACGCCTAGTGCAGATGGTATTATTGTCTATCCGAGAAGAAAGTTGCTTGATGATAATCAAACAAAATATTTTAATTTAGACGGCACACCAGTTGCCCCATATGGCGAACTCTACAATGCATGGGTTCAAAGCACTATTACTAATGGCGGCGATGGATCACTAAATGAGAAGAGCGCTATTCAAGCTGCACTAGACCAGCATTGGTACGGCGATGTAAGTCAATACGCAATTATCAACGGGTCTAGACATGGCATCATTAAGGACCCGGTTTTATTCCCAGAAGATGATGGGAAAATTTATCAAGCGGATTTGCCAAGAACAGTCGACGGGGTAAATTCTTATCCGCCAGGTGATACGGGTTCTGGCTTACAGCAAGTTCCTCCGCAAAAGATTTTCGGCCTGCGCTTCAACCCATTCATTAAGTGTTTTGGTTCTGGAACTATTAGTTTGATGAATTTGACAAATCCTGACGGTTTATCGGACCCAGAACAAAGTAAATGGGGGTTTGGAGACGGTGTTGCCGGTGCACCACCTGCTGTAGGCCTAAACACCTTTGCACATAAGAAGGAAGTATTGACCATCGAGATGGCGTCAGATTCTTCCACGTTTACAGTGGTTTCAAACCTTAGGGGGAAATTGCCCAATTATGTCTTGGGCGCTTCTGCTGGTGAACGATGGTCAGATCAGAACGGGCTAGATTTGCCGTGCGACTTTGTAATTTCTAACGGAACTACACCATTTCAAACTGGCGATGGATTCGCAATTGATATTGAGAAGGGTTTAGGCGGGCAATTCCGCGCGACAGTTAGAAAATTCCAGGAACTGGAATACAAAGTCAATTTTATGGGGTGGTGGGAAATAGTTCCAGACGCGGTTATGCGAGCTGATGTATCTGATCCTTCTGATGCAGCCCTAATCAACCTGAAGCCATTTGTGGGCGGCGCAGCACTTGACGAAAACGGCCCGAGTCTAGAACAGCAGATGTCATTTAACCAATCAATCAAGGCGCAATCTTGGATTTTTATGATCGTCCGCGAGGAAGAGTCCGGGGTCACCAAGTCCTGGAAGATTTTCAGCCGCAACACAAAGACTATTGCAGAAAGCTTGACCACAAAGTTTTGGTTTAATCAAAATGAACAGATTGTTGACCCAGAGACCAAGCTCCCTGTCGTAGATAAAATCCGAGTACTAAGATCGAATCTTGACGAATTTGGAATCCCATTGCCAAAGGCGCATGTTTATGATGCTTTAGGATTCGTATACAACTCTGATGGAGAAATAAATTTCAACCAATTGGAAATTGCCCCAACAGGCGTTAACACATTTACCAGAAACGGGGATAATGTAGCCGATAATCTTTTGCAATTTGAATCTTTTTCAAATGGCGCATTTGAATATGGGGTTATTGAAGACGACCCTACAACAATTAAATGGCTATCATGTGCTGAAGCTGACGCCAACTACCAATACCGCATTGTAGCATATGATACCGATTTATATGATGATCCGTTGATCTCATTTGATAGTTTTGGAATAGAGTTTCCTATCGGTAGCAGCATTTATTATTTTGCAGTTGGGGACTTTATAAACTTTGTCGGGGAACTTGCCGACGGATCGACAGTCTCCGGCAGTAATACCGGAACCCGAATTGTGAGAAGACGGCGAGTCCCTGCGGTATCTAGCTCCGATGGGCAAGGTTGCAATCCTGTGTCAGGATTAGATTTTATGTGGCAGCACTTCTCGCCAGTTGCGAATCTTATAGATCCGTCAGTGACTAACATTCATGACACCTTTATTTTGACTAAGGGCTATTATACTAACGTCAGAGATTTCATTCGCGGAACTAATCCATATGAACCTGTGCCACCGACTCCTTTAGAGCTTAGAGCTTCTTACGGGTATCTGCTTCAGAACAAAATGCTATCTGATACAGTTGTGCTGCATTCAGGGGAAATCAAACTCTTGTTTGGCGAAAAAGCTGATCAGCGAATGCGTGCAAAATTCCGAGTGGTGAAATCCCCAGTTGCAACATTCTCAGAAGAACGTATTAAACAGGAAATTGTATCGGTGATAGATGCATTCTTTGATATTAGCGGATGGGATTTTGGAGATACATTCTATGCAACAGAGCTAATTTCATTGATTCACCAACGTCTTGGGCCTCAAATCTCTTCAGTTGTTATTGTTCCCACTTATTCGATTAATTCTTTCGGGTCGCTGTTCACGATTGAATCTGGATTTGATGAGATTTTGCAGTCGGCGGCCACATTTGATGATATAGAACTTGTTGATGCTTTGACCCCTAATGTCCTAAGACAGATTAGGTAAAAACGCATCAAATACTTTTGACAGTAGGCATAAATAGATCACGCTCCTGTTTATTCCAACTGTCAAAATATGCAAAAGAAACAAACCTTAGACTTAAATAAATTCTTACCTTCCGCGGTTAAAGATGAAACTCTGACAAGTTTAATTTCTAACTTGTTCAATAGGTTTACCTCTGAAGAACAGAGCATTCTTGTCGATGGCGAGATTGGGATAGCCGCAGATAGCGGTGATAAAATAGCTGCGCTAAATCTTGAGCGCGAAGTAAACCCATTGGTCCCAGCAATTGTGACAACTAATGGCTCTGAGCAGGCGTCTTTTACGTTTATCGATCTAGTGAATCGTCTAAAGTCACTAAATGCTGATGTCGATAATGCACAGGAATGGCTAAAAGAACAGTACTTTAATTTTCACGTGCCGATTGATTACGACAGGTTTTTAAATTTTGGCAATTACTATTGGGCAGGCAAAGCGTTAAATGCTGCGGGTGCATTTGAATTTAATCCACATAATTCACCAGACTATATAACAATCTCTCGCCCGACTGCAAGTTCACTGACTAAAATGCCGGTGGATTATGTGGCTGCCCTACCAATAAAAAAGACCGGCAGCGGTAGACTAGATGAAGTTATCACTCTTGAGTTTATTTCTCCAACAGAATTTTCTGTTTCTACGAATAACCCTGTCGACTCTGGGATGTTGATTGTTAATTCGGCTCAATTTAACGGACCGCAAACACTAACATTTTCACCGGTTGCCGGAACTTCAATACCTGTCAGCTTGTTTGCTAGGGGGAAAAGCATCACCGGTTTCGGAACGGGAAAACCATTCCCAGTAGGAACCACTGAACTGAATGATACGGTTTTGGATTTTATCCTGCGGGTCGGTACCACACCATTTGCGGTAGGCGATAAATTTGTAATTGACGTAAAACATCGCTCTAGTTCGATACTCGTTTCTTTTTCTTCGCCATCGGTTTCTGGCAAGGGTTCAATAATCGGCGTAAAGTCGGTATGCGAATTAATGTACTTGAACGGCGTACAAGTAATTATTGGCAAACGGGTCCTCATTACGAATCAGGGCCTAGATAATGGCATTTATACCGTTGTGGATAATGCTTGGTCACGTGCAACTGACTCGTATCTTGAAGAACATCTATCCTTAGGCTCTAAAGTTTACTGCTATGCCGACTCTAACACTTATGAAGTTACCGGTAAAATAGACCCAGCCGCAAATTCACAGCCGATTGAGTCCCTAATAAGCTTTACGCTGGTAGCATCTGCACCGCCTCTTGGCCTCAATGATTGGCAGATTTCCAATTTTTGGTTTCATAAAGACGACATTGAATTTTTATTCGGCGAACTTAATATCACTATTAGTGATTGTATTCGCGCTGAACGCCCCATCATTGAATTTAACAATGACGTCAGATTAAATGAGATGGTTAGCATCGAAGGCAACCCAACAGATGCTGGGGGTATTACGGTTTCACAGGTGAAAACTGACATTAATCAGGCGCCACTTTTCGACCTATTCTATGTTGATGGCACTCATGCCGGTAAAGTGTCAAAAATATTCTTTTATAAAGAGGAACAGTCAGCCCCAATTGATAGCGTCCTTAACCTTAGGCTTGCGACTTCAGACTCTGGTTTTTCTTTTGGCCACGGGTTGAAACAGAATGATGAACGCCTAATGTTTTATAAAAAAGGTGGGGTACTAGAGACAATATGGGTTCCAGGTGTTTCACAGCCGACTGTTACGTCGTTGACAAATCCTAATGGTGGAAGTATTGTTATTAGTGTTAAGAACACCGCAGATACGCAATCTTGGAAATTAACATTTAAAAACGGGGCTTTTGAAGTTGAAGGCGAACGATCAGGTGTTATTGGGGAAGCTATTCCGGGTTTAAACTTCGATTGTGATGACTTTAGCGCCACGATTTCAATATATTCGTATGTTGATGGCGATGCGTTTACATTTAATGTAAACAATCTAGCATTTCCAAGATATGTTAAGAAAACCGCAGAACGAATTGTAAATTACCCTGGTGGACCAATTGCTGATGTCAATGGTGACGGAGCATGGATGACGCCAGTGAGAATGTTTCAAAATTTGGAATGCGAAACCCGAACCGAAATAACTTATAGCGATCTGGCCGATCATGTCAGAAGTATGATTCGCAGCCAAGATG